CACCTGTAAGAGTCGAAAAAAAGTTTTTTATCACCGGATATATCATTTCACCGGTTGTTGAGACTAATCTGAGATTATCCGAAGTACACCGACTGTGTGCCGGGTGTGAACGAATCACCGAGATTGTTTATCACGATCACGTGGTAATAAAGCTCTGCACCAAAAATGTTGTCAACTACACCGTAACGGGTGAGCAATCCAACACGAGGAGCAAAGTCATTAGGACCTACTGTACGTTGCACCATCACTGGGATGTATGGGCAGTAAATGATACCTGTGTCATAAAACTCAGGTCCTTTGTAACCCATGAGAATGTACTCGAGGCGAGATTCGCCACGTTTACCATTTTCATATTGTGCTTCTGTACGTGTGTCGCGATAGACGTTGAACCTGCCTCCAAGATTTCCAACCCGGGCAATGCCGACTGGTTGGGTGTTCACGTTGCCTTGAACTTGCATCCACTGAAACTCAGGGAGCATTTCAAGAATCGCACAAACACGAGGAGTAGCAACTAAAAAGTTGGCTGCTCCACGACGGTTGCGGATAGCGATACGATTCGCTTCAACAATGATCTTGGCGTATAGGTCACGATTGCGTTCTGCTAGCCAGCGGCCATCAGCTGTGGCGGGACTCCAGGTGCTAACACCTTTGCCTGCTCCAGCGGAAGCTGCGACTTGAACCATTCTCATGAGCATTTCACGATCGATTTCAGCCTGAATTTCATACGACATTGCGTTTGTCAATTCAGTGTCGATATCGATACCGTTCATGTTCTTGAGATCCTGTTCAAGCTCCACGCTCCAACGTGCAGCAAGTCTACGTGTTCCAGCTTCAACAGCTGTTTTCTCAAAAGAAACTTCCAATTGTGGAATGTTTCCTGTGAGTTCGTAATCTTGCAACAATGCAGCTACACCTTTGTCTTCATCGATGAAATTGAGTCCAACGTCTGCGCCGCCAGAATCCTTTCCAGTCAATTCATCCGAAGATGCACCTGTGAAACGTGTGTCTAGGTCTTGGTATCCAACTTCTTTCCCGTGAGGGTCTCCACTAGTGCCTGCGTCTGATGCATATGCACCATTGCCGCCACCGGAGGATTTTCCGTCGATACCTTCACCAAGTGTGTCATTGGAGTACTTGTAACGCATTGCGAAAGCAAGTCCTACCGGTCCACTCATTGGTTGAACGCCTACTATCTCATTAGTGATTAGTTCAGGGAATGTACGACGAATCATCGGGATCAAAATCTTCGGGAGACGAGCATCGCCTCCTGCGTAGAAATCTGATCCACCTGGGACTGCTCCTCCTTGACCGGGGCTACCTTGTAGCGCTCCACCTGCCATGCCACTGAAAGATCCAGAAGATCCTCCTGCAACATTACTCTCACGTAAGCACCAGTTCTCTTGGTTTTCCAAGAGGATAGCGGTGTTCAAACGAGAGTGATCGTCAGTGATAGCTTTGACGTTGTCAGAGCTATAATCAAGTACGGGGGCCCATTTCTCAAGAAGTACGCCTGCGCGTTCTTGATCGATATATGATTGTGCGGGTTTTACCTGTGCCATATTCTAATGTTTCCTTTTCACTCACTCAGGCCGGATTGGCCTCAACAAATTTTACCACCTGTTCAACTCTCCCATGTAGTTGTTGAACAAATTAGAGTCTTGTAAACCAGGTTCGGTTTGTTCTATTTGACTCTCTACACTTTCTTTTACAACTTCTTCACTCTTGCTCACCGGGCGGTCGGATATCTTCTTTCCTGTGGTGGCTTGTTCTTTGAGCTCAACAAGTTTGTCTTGTTCGGATTTTTCGAACATGTCCAATGTGTATTGAAAGTTTTCGTTTATAAATTCAGCTGTCTTGCCTTGCAACACTTTGTAGATGTGTCTTCTCTTGGATGAAGGTAGACCTTCAGAGAGTTTTTCCAACATCAACTCAGCTTGCGTGTTTTGTGTTGATTCTTTTAAAATTTTATTCTCTTGCTCGAGTCTTTCTAACCTTGCAGCAGCCTCGTCAATTTGACGTTTACCATCGATAACAGCTTCCCTGACTGACTCGTTGGCCATCACTTTGTCAATGCTGAGTGATTTGCGCAAGCTCTCTAGTATGGAAACTGCATGTTTGTTTTGTACAGCCTGTTTGATGTCCTGTTCTGGTATCATCTTCTCAACATACAAGTCAAGGTAGTTGCTAATGTTATCAACTAAACTCTCTTTAAACACTTTAGCATCTTGATCTATCTCTGTACGAAATTTTTCAACAACAGTGCGTAATTTTTCTGCATGCGTCGAATCTAAAGCTTCAACAACCTTTTCAAGTTTGGACGTATGGTCAGCATCTATGGCTTCGAGTAGCTTTTCCAGCTTGATCGAATGCTCTTCATCTTGCTCGACTAAAGCTTTCTCGATACGTAATTGGGCCAGTTCATCTGCTTTGCTTTGCACGGCTTCATTGAATGATTGTTCAATTGATTCCAATGTCTCTTCTGTGAGGACATCGGAAGCTACTTTTTCTAGTTGTTGTTTAATTTGACTCTCGCTCATGTGTACTAAAAATATTTATGTTTTTATGCTTGTTTATTTTGTCAAACAGCTTATTTTCTACGGCCTTTTGTAGCGATTTGTTCGCTTCCGCGTAGTTTTTACTGTTTAAGTTGTGTAAAAACCTTGAGATGTTCTCTTTGAAATTGTTTTGATTTGATTGGTTCATGTTAAATTTTTTGTTTGATTGCTGTTAAAAAATCTAATACACTCTCTTTGATGTAACTTTCTACATCCTTTTTAGGTAGTGTGGATAAATCTGATTCGAGTGTTTTGTATGCCTCAACATATTCTCCATGACGATTCAAAACGTATTGTTTGCTCTCGAGTATACCATTCACAAACGCTTCACCAAAACTTGGATCAGCAACACAGTCGACTGCTATCAATCTCATATCCTTAACCATGCTTACATTTGATCCATCCTCAATTGGCATGAGCTTGCCTAGAGATCTGGTGCTCATACCAACACTACATCCATCTCTTATCAGTGATTGCACTACACAACCGCTTGGAGTGCTTAGTACTTTGGATTCTCCGATATATATATTTGGATTGTCCTTAGATGGCTTCAATGAGGTGACTAGATGACAGGCGCGCTCTAAATCAACATCAGCAGTTGTCGGGTGATTCAATTCACCTAATGCTCGCTTGGTTTCAATCATTTGCTCTGTGTATCGTTTGACTTCCTCTCTCATCTCAGATTCATCATATTGTCTAAGATTTTTGTTTGTGAGTTGAGCCGCACAATATGGCCCACGTATACGTATAGTCGCTTCAGAAGTGTTACTCTTTTCTTCTATGATATATTCAAAATCTCTCGGATCAGCCGTTTCAACTAGTAAATTCGCATGCATGTTACCATTACTTATGAAATTATCAGCGTTTTCCACACTATTTGTTAAATAGCGCGAAATCTTTCTCCGTTACAATCTGAAATATATACTTGTTTTTATCAGCCCATTTTTTAGCAGCTGTCCATTTAGCCTGATTCACACCCCATGTTGCG